ATTCGTACTGTAAATCATCATAGTCGCCTAAGTCGTCTTTCAGGAACCCAGATTTACGGACATACATCGGATTGAGCATTTCACCTTTTTCTTGAATCAAGGTGAATTTATAATCCAATAGTGCTGCCGGAACATAAAGTATTTTGGCGGTTTCAAAGAAAGAATGTTCAGAAAGACACTCTAAAACTTTCTCATCTTCGAGCAGAAGTTCTGCTGCAAAGAAATTGGCTTCATCTTCTTCTTGTGAACCACCGTCTAGAACTTCCATTTCTTGAAAGCCTTTCATCATCGCAATTTTTGTATGCAGTATTGCATGACCTAATTCGTGAGCAACCAGAATACGCTCAAGAACTTCATTTACATTACTATCGATAACAATATTCTTCTGTCTAGATTGATAAAAAAAGAATCCTTTTAATTTCTTTTCCATGTTGTAGTAGTGAATCTTAATTCCTAGCAGTTCACAAAGCTCATAAGGATCTCTGGAATGGTGTTTTTTAACCAACTTTCCTACCGTATCTATAATATGTTTTGCCGTTCTCACTTGTGTCACCTCCCAATTGAACACAGAAAACGAAAGTCTGTGAATAAGGAATTAGCACAGTCTATTCCCTATCTTTATGCTTTCTGTATTTTTTAGGTGTGAATTTTTCACGAGCATTTTTCTTGGAATCCATGTAAACTGCCATGACTGCTTGAAAAAATACATCTTTTGCTTCTTCGTCCAAATCACCACCGGCAAACAGAGAATTTACTCGTCCTAAAACATCTTGAGCTTCTTTTGCTCCTTTAGAGCCAAACTTTTCTCGTGCTTCCATAATGAACATATCGTTATCTATCTGGCTTTGCGTATCAGTTTCATCTTCATCAAGCAAATAGGATACAGAAATGTGCAGAGCTTCTGCAAGTTTTCTAATATTATTCTTTCGAGGGAGTGTTCCCAACTGTTCGTATGTGTAAAGAGATCTTTCGGAAATACCGGTTAGTTGGGCAAGCTCCGTCTGAGATAAGTTCATAGCTAAACGAGCTTCTTTTATTTTTTCACCAAAAGTCATAATCGTTCCGTCCTTTCTAAAAAATATTTTCGCAACTTCCGATTAGTTATTGACAAACTTCTGAAAATAGATATAATTAGTATTGAAACAGAAGTTTAACTTCGATTATATTATATGTCGGAAGTTTAAAGATGTCAAGAACTTCCGAATACAAACTTCTGATTTATTCCGAATATGAAAATAAACTTATCGAAAAAATCAATTCGCCTGTTTACAGTATTTGTTTCCCTTTAGCTGAATACAGGCTTAGAAAGGAATTTAAAATTATGTGATTGACATCTGAAAGGAGTCTCTTATGAGTAGAAACAATACACAGGCATTAAACAGTATTCGTATGCTGTGCAGAATGCAGCAGGTGGATGAGAAAGTTCTATATGAACGCTCTAAGCTGATTTTATCAATTTATAGAGATGTCTGCTGGTCAACAGTTGGTCGTGCAGACGAGGTACATGAAGATTTGATTTGTTACTGCGGTTCTAATTTGGACAATGCTTTAATTTATTTGGAAACCTTTGCTCCGGATGAAGCAAGAGAGCGTTTTGAGGAACGCATTCGCAGTTTGTTTGAAACCAAGTGGTTGATTGAGCTTGTGGATAGTACCATGCTTCGAGTAAGGGAATATCCATGCAGAGGAGATTTGTATTGTGAGATTTTATCGAAGTGTTACCTTACTCGTTTCAAATATAGAGAATCTGAATTACTTGAAATTTTGGATATGGAACGCAGCAGTTTTTATGATCGTAAGAAAGAAGCCATTATGTTATTTGGCTTATCCCTTTGGGGAAGCAGCCTTCCAAAATTAAAAAATTTCCTCATTGATACGAAGGAAGAATGTGAGGAATGGTATTACGGTTAGTCCGACTAAAATCCGACAAAAGTCCGACAGTTTCCCTACTGAAAGTCCGACTTATAAAGTGTTAAGCTTGGTATGCTGGGAGATAGCAGCATATTAAGAAAATTGTATATTATCTTATTGCCTCGTGCCAATAGCGGTGCGGGGCATTTTTTATGCCGTCTTCCAGACATTGCATAAACGGAAACCTGAAATTATTGGTTTCTGAGTTATGCCGTTAAGGAGGAAACGGTATGTATTACGATCAAAAAGAAAGTGGAAAAAGGATTGCCGAGCTTAGGAGAGTAAAGGGATATACGCAAGAAGAGCTTGCAGAACAGTTAAATATAGCTACAAGCTCTATCGGTAATATTGAGCGAGGTGTCAGAGGAATTTCTATTGATTTATTAGTAGAGATTGCTTGTTTATTTAATGTTTCAACAGATTATATTTTGCTTGGCAAGGATTTAAGAAACGATGAAGCGAAGAAAGACTTGCAAAAAGTAATCTCATTGATGATGAGTTTAGAAAAAAAGCTATAACCCATTCTCAGAGAATGGGTAATCCATTCTACGAGGTCATAAAAATCAGAAATGAAATCAGTTAAACTTTAGATGTACTCAAGAAAAGTACAAAAAACTTGGATCTTTGAAAATTGAATATCATTCATCAGGTACGTTCCTGTTGCCGGTGCGAAAACATCAGCCACGTCAGTGATACGCCATAACTGTACGAAGTAAATAAGTAAATTAAAAATATTATTTACAGGATTACACGAGCGAGTTTTATCAGCTAGTAAATATTGAGTAGCTCTCAATAAGGCAATGAAAGCAACAGGTACAATGATACTTCTCTACGGAGCTGGCGGAGAACCCGGCGGAGGGCAGAAACCCTATGGAACTGTTTCGCTAACAGTCATCTGATGATTTCCCAATAAAGATACTTTATCTCTCCCTAGGGGCGTTTAGAACAAATGTAGGGTTCACATATACGCATGGAAAAGCTGTAATTGCTTATTTTGCTGTTGCAGCTTTTCGGTACATACCCAAGAAAAAAGGAGGTCATTTTTATGATGAAAAAAGATTGGGCGTATCGTAGAGGCGATATATATTATGCTGATTTGAACCCTGTATGCGGCTCTGAACAAGGAGGAATGCGACCGGTGGTAGTCATTCAGAATAATACCGGTAATAAACACGCACCGACTTTGATCGTAGCTATGGTAACCACAAAAGTAGGAAATAAACCAAGTTTGCCAACACATTATTTAATTAGAAATAATGACGCATTAACAGAGCCATCTATTGTTTTACTTGAACAAATTAGAACGATAGATAAAAAGCGTATTAAATCATACTTAGGAAAGACAACAAAAAAAGAATTATTGGGAATTGATAAAGCACTTCTTAGAAGTCTATCTTTAAATTATTTGATTTCTGTCAAAGAACCAAGAATGGGGTGATAACGGATGAATGCAGAACAAATGAAAAATATAGATATTCGTACCGTTGACCCTAAAGAGCTTGTGGAGCGTCAATCGGTAAAGGTGAATATGAGCCTTCCACGAGAAGAAAGAATTAAAGAATATATCAAACAGATTAAAAATCCATATTGCTATCTTGATGGCGATGTGGTTGTAAAAGTCAGTTTTCAAGAGGAAGGAGTGACATTGGAACAGCGATTGGAAGCGTATATACGCAGTTTATAAATTTGTCAAGGGTGTCGGGAGCAGTCTCGACATCCTAAACAAATTACCGTAAAAAGGGTACTCTGCTGGTGAAAGGAGATGATTCATTATGGCAGAAAAAATATGGAATGTCGGAGCATATACGAGACTTTCTCGTGATGATGGCGATAAAGCTGAAAGTGAATCAATCGGAAGCCAGAAAGAGATTATCCGAGATTTTATTCAAAGTAAAAAAGATATGGTCATCATTAAAGAATATGTTGATGACGGTTATTCGGGAGTAAGTTTTGAAAGACCCGGATTTAAACAGATGATGGAAGATGTTAAAACAAAGAAAATCGACTGTATCATTTGTAAAGACTTATCCCGTTTTGCAAGAAACTACATAGACTCAGGTCGTTATCTTGAAAAGATATTCCCTTTTATGGGAGTAAGATTTATTGCAATCAATGATAACTATGATAGTGCCGGAGAAAAATCACAGTCAGATTCTCTAATCGTGCCATTTAAGAATTTAATCAATGACGCTTACTGTAAAGATATTTCCATGAAGATTCGCAGTCAGCTTGATATTAAAAGAAAGATGGGAGATTTCATCGGTGCTTTTGCAGTCTATGGATATAAGAAAGACCCTGAAAACAAGAATAAGCTTCTTGTTGATGAGCAGGCAGCACAGGTTGTGGAACTCATTTTTCGTTTAAGACTTCAAGGCATGAGTAATTCCGGTATCGCTGAAAAGCTTAATGATATGGGAGTGCTTAGTCCTATGGAATATAAACGCTCTAACGGAATGAGATATGAATCAGGGTTCAGAGCCAATGAAAGAGCGTTATGGACACCTGTTGCAGTTCTTAGGATTCTAACCAATGAGGCTTATCTTGGAACGCTCATTCAGCATAAGCGAGGGACACCGAATTATAAGGTAAAAAAGGAAATTCAATATAACCGAGAAGATTGGATTGTGATAGAAGAAAATCACGAAGCGATTGTTACAAAAATTGATTTTGATACAGTACAGTCATTACTTCAGCGTGATGTGCGAGTAGCACCGCAAGAAGAATCGGTTCACTTATTTTCCGGTTATGTCCATTGTGGAGATTGCGAGCATACAATGGTTCGCAAAGCTGTTCCAAGTAGAGGTAAGAAATATTATTACTATGTTTGTTCCACTCACAAAGCAAAGCTTGGTTGCAGCTCTCATAGCTTCAGCGAAAGCAAACTTAATAAGATTGTGTTGTCACTTGTACAAGACCATATTCAGCAGATATGCAGACTTGATGAAGTTTTGGATTACATAGCTTCACTTCCAGAAAGTCAAAGGGAGATATTCAATTACGATGCTCAACTGACAAAGCTAAATGAAGAAATTCAAAGGTTTCAAGATTTGAAGCTTAATCTTTATAGTGATATGGCAGATGGTGTCATAAGCAAGGAAGAATATATGGAGTTTCGTGCCGGCTATGACAGGAAAATTCAAGCAAGACAACAATCTCTTATTCAATTAAAAGAAGAGCGAGAACAGGCTGTGGAAAGTAATCAAAGAAGTGTTACTTGGATAGAGCTTTTCAAACAGTATGAAAATATTACAGAGCTTCAAAGGTCTGTGATTGTGAATTTGATTGAACGAATTATTATCTATGACTCAAAGCATATTGAAGTTGTTTTTCGTTACGAAGACCAGCTTCATAGTGCAATGCAGTATGTAGAAAGATTTTCAGAAATAATTGAGGAGGTTGTCTGATTATGGCAAGAAGAGTAAGAAGAACATATAAAGAAGCTGTTGAATCCATAAAGCCCGTTGTACCTGAACAAGTTTTGGAATGGCAGACAGCAATTTATGCAAGACTTTCCATTGAAAACAGTGGTAAAGATGATAAAGGCGAATCCATTGAGGGACAGATTGAAATCTGCAAGGAATATGTGGAAGAACATCCATATCTCCATTTGGTAGATGTTTACTGTGATAATGGTTGGACAGGCACGAATACGAATCGTCCTGAGTTTCAAAGGTTATTGAATGACATCAATAGAGGAAAGATTAAAGCACTTGTTATCAAGGACTTTTCAAGATTTTCTCGTGATTATATAGAAGCCGGAAATCTACTTGAAAATGTATTCCCTTTTATGGGAGTAAGATTTATTTCGGTAGCTGATAATTACGATAGCTTTGAAACAGACGGTTCGGCAGAAAGCTTGTTGATTCCATTAAAGAATCTAATTAACAGTTACTATTCAAAAGATATTTCAAAGAAAGTATCTACTGCGGTACATACGAAACAGCTTGCCGGAGAACATATCCCAAGTATGATTCCGTATGGATATATAAAATCAACCACAAGAGAATATCGTTTTGAGCCTGACCCTGAAACAGCGGCCAATGTAACACGAATCTTTCAGATGAGAATTGATAAAGTTCCACTTAATCATATTGCAAATACCTTTAATAATGAAGGTATTCCTTCTCCGGGAAAGCTTCGCTATCTCAGAGGACAGACAAGCGATAAACGATATGAAACATCAAAGTGGTCGGCACAACTTATAAAGCAGATTTTAAGAAATCCTACCTACTTAGGACATCTTGTATTTGGGAGAATGCCAACAGCTTTGTATTTGGGAAAACCCAATTATCAATATGAACCTGATGAAAGTAAATGGCGTGTGCTTGAGAATATGCATGAACCACTTGTTACTCAAGGAGTATTTGACAAGGCAAAAGAAATGGAAATTGAGGGTCGAAAAGCTTGGGAAGAAAGACTTGAAAAAAGCAAGGAATACAGAGAAAGTAATCCGCCTGTTCTGAAAGGCTTTGTTTACTGCGGTGAATGTGGAAGTAAAATGCGATACCACCGTTACCGTCCTGACCAAAAGCTATCCGGCACTTATGAATGCCCGAATTATAAATACAAAAAGTGTGGTGGCACACATTCTGTTTCACAAGATAAGCTCAAAGAGGTTGTATGGAATGTATTATCAGACCAGCTTCATATCTTCTGCGATTTTGATGAGCTGATTCAGAAGTTAAATCATTCCGATAGTGCTACAAAACAACAGGCTATCTATAAAGAAGAAATGCAGAGTATTTTGGTGAAAATCAAGAACAGGCAAGGAAAACGAGAAAGACTGTATGAAGATTTTACGGAAGGTATTTTGACACCGGAAGAATACCAATATATGAAGCAACAGTTCGACAACGAGTATCAGGAACTAAATGCTCAATATAATTCTTTACAGATAAAGCAACAGAGATTAAGAAAAGCTTTATCGGATAAAAATGAGTGGTATTTACATATGCAGATGATTCAGCAGTCAAAAGAAGTTGATGAAAGTGTTCTAAAAGCAATGGTGGATAAGATCATTATTCATCAGCCAGCTTTAAAGGAACGTAGAATCGAAGTGAAGCTAAAATATCAGGACGCATTAGCTGTTCTGCTATCTGCATATGAAGAATTGATGGGAGGCGAAGCAAAGTGAAACTATATTTATATATCAGATTATCAAGTGCTGATAGAGATATGAAGCATAAAACTGAAAGTGACAGTATAGCGAATCAGCGTTCACTTCTTCATCAATATTTGAATAGCCATAAGGAATTTCAATCTTATGAAGTACAAGAGTTTGTAGATGACGGTTATACAGGGACAAACGATCATCGTCCGGCTTTTGAAAATATGATTGAACATTTGAAAAATGGAGATTCTAAGCTTGTTATCTGTAAGGATTTTAGCCGTTTCTTTCGTGATTATGTTGAGATTGGCGATTATTTAGAGCGTATCTTCCCTTTCTTGGGAGTACGCTTTATCTCTGTTAATGACAATTACGATAGCAATAACTATATAGGAACAACAGGCGGTATAGATGTTGTTATGCAGTCTATCGTCTATTCCTTTTATAGTAAGGACTTGTCGCAAAAGATTAAAACAGTAATGAGAGCCAAAGCAAAGAAGGGACAGTATATAGGTGCATTTGCTCCTTATGGGTATATGAAAGACCCGGAGAATAAAAACCATTTACTTGTTGACCCTGAAACAGCTCCTATTGTACGAAGAATCTTCGATATGGCAATCGACGGTAAAATTGTTAGTGAGATAGCTACAGTACTAAATCGAGAAAAGATTGAAACACCGGCACAGTATTTTAGAAAAATGTTTCCTGATAAAAAGAAACATCGAAAAGTATCAAAAGGAAATAGTTGGGACAGTTCTAATATCCGAAGAATTATCCAACACAAGATTTATACAGGTGCTATAGTAAGTCAAACAAGGCAATGGAAAGGCATTGATGTTGAACATACTTTTATGCGTGATGAATCGGAATGGATTGTTGTTCCTAACTGCCATGAAGCGATAGTAAATAATGTGGAGTATGAAAAAGCTCAGGCTGCAATCAGAAAGATTGGACACTATGAGCGTGATAACAAAGAATATTTACTTCGTTCCCTAATTCGATGTGGGATATGTGGCAGAGCAATGTCAAGAAATCCAAGAGGAAAAGAAGTTGCTTATTATTGTGATAAGTCAAGATTTGTAGAAGATACAAAGTGCCCTGTTGGAGAAAGATTCATGGAAAAGGACTTGGAGAAAGTTGTTACGGATAACTTCATAAGTATGCTGAATCTAATTGTAGACCATGA